TTATAATCATGGCACGAAAGAGTGGACTGATGTTTTGAAGTTAGACACTGTTCAAGCTATAAGAATATTAAGAAAACATATTAGAGAGGAATCAAATGACTGATGAAGAATGGACAGCACGAATGACTGATGAAGAAGCAGATAGACTGAACGAAGAACATGATAAAGCACAGCTAAAGTATAGGTTTATAGAGGCTTCCTACACTGCTACTATAGAGTGGGATTTAGAAGAAGAGGAGATACAATGGGATAAGGTAGAGGAATACTGGATAAAGTATGGGGTACTAAACATAATTTATAAAGATGGCTCTACTTCAAAACATTATGGTGCTACTGGAGAACCCGACTATAAGTGGGCTGATAAAGTAATGATATTAAACTCTCATTGGGAGGAACTAGATGAGTAACGTAGGAATAGAAAGGTATGAACAGAGAATTGTTGATGAGATATATGACATGGTAGACGGCAGGGTATTGACTCTATCGGCTGACTTACTTGAAGACTGTTTAAACTATGTGCAAGATAACTATATGTACTATTACGAACACCCTTCAGGAGGTGATGTACCTTCGTTGGTTATAAGGTTCTTATCTACACAGTGTTTAAACACTATAACAAATAAAGAACTAACTGAGATGGCAAAACATTATGAAGAAAGTTCTTGCAATTAGATTAAAAATATGATACAATCGAAAACAATTAAACACATAATGAAATTAATAATTAATAATAAGGAAAAGATATGATAGATAATAAAGATATAAATAATATAATAGATGAGCATTATGCTAATGCACCAATGATAGATACAGAAGAGAACAGCGAAGATGTATATGATACTGTACCTAAACATCTACAGGATTTATCAGAGGATAGGTTAGATAATCTTAGAGTTTTGTTTAGGAATAGAATGTAATGAAGCATAAGTATAAGGTTACAGAACAGTCAGTAGACATAAGACATTTCGAGATACTTTCAGACAAACTCTTAGAAGAAGAAGAGATACTAAATGCAATGTGTTTAGTAGACATAGGTAAGGAAGGAGATGTAAAGTTAGATACTGATAGTGCGATACAAACAACCTATCAGTACACAGAGTATGGTGATGACAGTGAGGTTAACTATCACAGAGAGGTAGAGAAACCTGTACTTAAAATATTAAATGGAGGTAAGGGTTAAGGTGTTAATGGATAAGAAGGGTTATAAAAAGTGGACAGAACATGTTGATAAACACAACTACGAAAACCCTAACGACACAATATCTTACGAGGTAAGTTGGCAAGACGATAGTTATGAAGTAAAGATATTAAATCTAAAGGTTGACAATGAGGGTTAGCTGTGTTATAATAGATTCTTGTTTACTATGGGGTAGCCCTCAACTATACTTCCTCAACCTATAGTAACTGCAGGAAAAAGACAGTCGTTCGGTGTCTATAAAAGATAATGTTCGAGTGCTGGTTATCACTGAAAACTAACCCTTTTAATTTTAAAGCTGGAGGGCTATATGATATTTTCATTTGACAAAATAGAGTGGTCATGGCAGGATAACTGTCAAGACAAACAGTATTGGGACACTTGGATTCCAAAAAAATCAGACATAAAAATAGTTACTAAGTTATCCAAAGAGGATAGGCAAGACTGTTTAAACGAGCTATGGGAAAACTTGCAACCCGATATCCAATTCACAAGGGATAGAAACAATGCAAGAAGAAAGCAGAAAAGACTTGACAATAAAGTTTAACTGTGATACAATCGGAACACTTAATGCAAACCAAAGGAGAAAATAATATGTATGAGTATATAGAAGGAAAGGCAATGTGGGCAAATGTTAGTACACCTAACACTAAGTTTGAACCACACAAGTATGGGATAGTTGTACTAACGGATACGGATACGGCTAGTAGGTTAGAAGGTATCGGCTTGTCACAGGTAAGGACTAGAGATGGTCAACCTAAGTATGATGAACCAGCTTTCTCATTTAGTAGGAATGCTGTCAAGCATGACGGGACTACCAACCAAGTACCTAAGTTAGTTGACGGAGAAGGTAACGCACTAGACGTTAGTGTAGGTAATGGGTCTGACGTAACTGTAAAGATTAAACCCTATACAGGAAAGTATGGAACATTCGCCGAGCTAGTAGCTGTGAAAGTTTCTAATCTAATTGAATACACTGAACAAGCTTCGGACAACGAGGAATTTTAGTATGATTATTACCATAAAGAAAGATGATGGCGAGGTGTTGTATGATACCAATAAGGTAGCAGACGATAACAGCAGACGTAATGCTAATGTTACTATCAGTAAGATAGGTACGTTGAGTGTAGTTACAGAAGCTCTTAAGTATGCATCTGATTCACATCAAAACAATCTTGAGATACTACTTCAGAGTTCTGAAGAAGCTATAGTAGAGATGTCGGAAGAAGAAGAAGAAGAAACTATAGAAGAAGAGTAGCAATTAGTGAGGGCTAACATGGAAAAAACGTGGGATAAATTACATCAACCTTGTCCACTTTGCAACAGCAGTGATGCTGTAGGAATCAACGAAGATGATTCAGCAAAGTGTTTCAGTTGTGGTGAGTTCATGCCGAGTTATAACAAAGCATGTGGAGGAAAGGATATGCAAACAGAAACGACAACAACAACAACGACTAAGCAACCGGACATAGTAGAGGGTGGGCAGTTCAATGCCTTAAAGGATAGACAGATATCCCAAGCCACAGCTACTAAGTATGGGGTTAAAAGTATGCACGACTTACAAGGTAATGTCGTTAAGCATTTCTATCCCTTCTATAATGGTCATGAGTTAACAGCTACTAAGGTTCGTAACGTACCTTCCAAAGACTTCTTTATGTCTGGAACGTACAACGAGACAGGGTTGTTTGGTCAGCAGTTGTTTAAGGGTGGCAAGTATGTCACCATAACCGAAGGTGAATGTGATGCTATGGCAGGGTACGAACTACTCGGCTCTAAGTGGGCAGTAGTATCTATCAAGCGTGGGGCACAGGGTGCAGTTAAAGATATCAAGGAAAGCCTTGAGTTCTTTGATGAGTTTGAGAATGTAATCATTGCATTTGATAATGACAAGGCAGGTAAGGAAGCTTCTATTAAAGTTGCTAGACTGTTTAAACCGGGTAAGGCTAAGATACTTACACTACCTAATGGCTTCAAAGACCCTAACGATATGTTACGTTCTAACAGACACAAAGAGTTTGTTGAGTGTTGGTGGTCAGCTAAAGTTTACACACCTTCAGGTGTTATAAATGTTACGGAGCAGAGAGATAAGTTTAATAATCGTGAGAGAAAACCTTGTGTTCCCTACCCATACGAAGGACTTAATAAAAAGTTATATGGTATGAGACAGGGTGAGTTGATTACTCTTACAGGTGGCACAGGTCTTGGTAAGTCTAGTGTGACTAGAGAACTAGAGCATCATCTTATAAAGAACACTAATGACAACGTAGGTATCATAGCACTAGAAGAAGATTGGAGACGTACCATTGATGGTATCTTATCCATTGAAGCTAACGCTAGACTATACGTTGACGAAGAACGTGATAAGTTTTCTAAAGAAGAGCTTGACAAAATGTTTGATATGCTGTATGATGGCGACAATCGTAATAGAGTATGGGTACATTCCCACTTTGGTACGAATGATATTGATGATATATTTACCAAGCTTCGCTTCATGATTATTGGATGTGATTGCAAGTGGGTGGTCGTTGACCATTTACATATGCTAGTCAGTGCAGTTCATGATGGAGATGAGAGACGAGCCATTGATACTATCATGACTAGACTAAGAAGTTTGGTCGAAGAGACAGGTGCAGGAATCATTTTAGTTTCTCACTTGCGTAGAGTTGATGGTAACAAGGGACATGAGAATGGTGTTGAAGTATCTCTGTCACATCTAAGAGGTTCAAATAGTATTGGACAGCTTAGTGATTGTGTCATTGCTCTTGAACGTAACCAACAATCAGATGACCCTGAAGAAGCACGAACAACTAAGTTGAGAGTTCTTAAGTCTAGGT